ATCACATCAAACTTAAATAACCTCGAGAATTGATTAACGTAATCAACATTTAACTCGACGTACTTAGGTCTACCCATTCCGGGTAGCCGGTATCGACCTGTCTCTACATCAAGGATGTTTTCCTTGACTTTGAGGCAGTTATTTAAGTATCGATATAATTGCAATAGCATTTTTGTATTGCTCTTATCAAGTAATGAAAGCCGCCTTAACGTCTTATGACCTAAGGCTACGTTTTCAAAACTCTCCTGGGTGTCAAGAAGAAATTTAAGACACTCAGGTTCGATTTGAAGTGGGATACCGTTGTCTGCAGGAGCCACAATACTCCTATCAGGGACCTCATGTTGTTTCTTGAGGCCACTCTGATAACGAGTTTGTGAATCTTTAGCAAGTCTCAACGAGGTTGAGGCATTTGCTGCATCTTCCATCGACAACTCCTTGCTTTCTATGAAATCAAGAAGTCGAAAACTGGAAGTATCCTGCTCATACCAATACAGAAGCTGAGAAGCTTTTGCACGGGCTTTAACAGTATCACGGTCACCAGTAAGTAATACTGACTGGTAAACCATATTACCTAGGACTGACAGGATTAGATTACGGAGAAATTGATATTTATCAATTACTTCTACATCTTTCCACGTATCTACTGGGTTCGGAACTAGTTCTGTTCCCTCATAGATATCGATAATGGTAGTCATTTTAACTACCGTATCTGTCCGGGCTTCCAAAACCTCCTGCGGGATCTTTCCCTCAGCGAGAAGCACCTCTTGTTTCATCTTAAATAATTCGATGAATTCAATTGGAGGGTCCATACGCTCATTTATATGATAATAAAGCGTTGGACCGTAATGGTCGTTTCGAAGAAATTTCGAAACCAGCCCAGGTGAAATGATGGAGTAATCCAAACCATTCCAAGCATTTCGACTGACAAATTCAGTGAAACTACCAGAAGAAGTTTTGAACTTACTTTTGGTAAGGTTAATTGGGACCCCTATGTCGTTGTACCACTTCTGCAAATGCATAAGTGGATCTTCGACAATTAGGTCATCTCCTACTTTCATAAAGTATCGAGACGATGACTCGTCGGGATATGTCTTTTTAAGAACATACTCAACGAAGATCAGGTCGGTAAGCTGCGCAATTACGAAGCTTCCCTTTGTACCCATCCCTTGACCCTTCCCGTAAAATATGGGTGGAGTCTTGGGTGATACAAACCAAGGACAACGAACTGCTAAGGCATACCATGCCTCACCCAGTTTGTTTCCAAACAGGGCCTTCATTACAATGTACTGAAGAGCAGCCGGAAAGTTATCAGTCCACGATGTAGCGTCTAATGACACTAATCGGTTCCTAACTTCCTCAGGTTGGTCCATAACTTTTGACCATCCCTGACTGTGTGAGTAATAACAACAATTTGTTTTGAACAACTTAGTTGTTACCTCAATAACCTTGGATTCCACTGGAGCTAATACAGATTGTGTCCAGAAATCGCAAATCGCGATTACTCGACTCTTATTCCCTTTGTCGGGAATACTAGTTAGTTTACGTAATAGTATTCTATCTAGATCCCCAACATAATCTTGACCCATTCGGGTCATGAATTGAAGGAATGCATTATTATTTGTAATAACGCACATTTCCTGAAGGGCACTGTATAGCTTTCTGTCATTCATTAACTTAGCTGCCTCTGCCTTAGCTGTTACCAGCTTAGGCTTTCCATTAGGACCATTACTGGGCCCAATGAATAGTTCAAAAGAAAGATCAGAGGGGGTAATACCCTCTCGGACCTCTCCTAAGCGGCTTCTAGCATATAGCTCGAAATCGCGAAGGAACAACGGATCAAGTTTGACCCGTTTCTTTAAATCTTTTAAAGAAGCTAAGGTTGAATTTGCTGAGCATACACGATTTAATTTAAATAGTGTATTTAGTAGGCGCCGCGTTTCAGAAACGAGACGTCTCTTCTCTTCGTCATGACAATTGTCTATGACAAAGTGAAATAAAGGACGCAGATGGGTTAAAGCCTTTGGCCACCTATCTGCCCTTCCTGTAGAAACCCATCCGGGATTCTCAGGATCCTTTCCTTCTAGAAGGCCGTTAGCGTAGTCTATTATAGACTTCCACTTAGACGTTCCTTCTACTATCCCATGATGAGTAATATATTTATCATGAGATTTAGCCGTAAGGCTAATGAAGGTGCTCAGATCCTCTCGTGAGAAAATACTCCCGAGAGATTTATGAAATATTGGAACCAAGATATCGAATCTTGTCTTTCCAATATGTCCGTTTGAAGGGGATTTAATCCTCTTGCCTTTTGCATCATTTGATGGCTTCTTCGATCGCTCGAAGACCGCCTTAGTACCTATGTAACGTAAGTTACTGATACGAAGACTTGGGGTCACTATGCCCCTTAGACCTTCTACATAAGTAGTGCAAGGCCCACACGAATTACAGTGTGATATCAGGTTTTGTTTATATTTAATCATGTATGATTATATGGTTAGATCCCTATGCTCAACCCGACCCTTTGTATTGGATCGAAAAGACACGTTCGTGATCTCAGACCGAAAGGTATCCCCATGGGTACCGACGGAGTTCACCCACCAAAGAACGGTATTTAC